AGGTTCGGTTATGTAAATGAATTTGACTTCACTTATGGGTTTGTGCAGTTTAACGAATTGCCAGCAGGAACAATCGACGGATATTCGAAGCTTAATGTAAAGAGAGATACAAATGTTTATAATTCAAGTGGTAGCCTTATAACGACACTTTATGCGGCAAGGGCTGGATATGTGTTAGTTGCTGATGATTGCACATGTGGCTCAAGCCATAAGGAGTATTGTTATATTCATGGATACTGCGATTATGTAAATGGCGACCCAGACCCGACATGGGAGTATGGATTTGTTGATACTGGTGTTAAGGTAAGTTCGACAAGCCCATCTGTGAGAGGTAACTGGTAAGCAAAACAAAGATGAGGGGCTGTAAAAAGCCCCTTATTTTTTTTATGTTTTTTACTTTAAGAAAAGAGACTTTTTACTATATATTTAGTGTAACCATTAAAAGGAGGCGAAATTATGGATATAAACGGTGTGCCTATACTGGCGGATATGCAGACTGTAATATATGAAATAAAAAACCAGCTTGCACTTAATAAAATATTCTTACTTGACGATATTAAGCCATCAAATAAAGATATTCAGTTTACTTGTATTGCACATGGAGGGGGGCACGAAAGAAAACCCAGTTGCGGCATAAGTACAGTTGACAAGTATAGAAATGGTAAATTTTATCCAGCAGGAACAGTTCATTGTTTTACTTGTGGCTATACAGCAAGCCTTCCAGAGTTTGTATCTGATTGCTTCGGTCATAATTTAGACGGTGGTGTGTTTGGTTACAAGTGGCTGATGAAAAACTTTGTAACGGTACAAGTTGAAGAGCGAAAACCTTTAAACTTAAATTTTAGCAGAGATAAAGAGGTTAAGCAAGTTCAACCCCCGACTTATATTACTGAGGTGGAATTGGATAAATATCGAAACATTCATCCCTATATGTATGAAAGAAAACTTACTGACCCGATTATTGAATGGTTTGATGTTGGTTATGACCCCGACACTAATTGCTTAACTTTTCCAGTGTGTGATAAAGCTGGCAATGTATTATTTATTTATCGAAGGAGTGTTGCAAGTAAGTTCTTTAATGCTATTGAGGAAACGGTAAAAAGCCAGACACTTTATGGCATCAATAAGATTTATGAAAACATTGACAGAATAAAGGAGGTAATAATTACAGAAAGTATTATCAACTGTTTAACTTGCTGGGTGCATAAAAGACCAGCGGTGGCATTACTGGGCACAGGTGCAGAAAATCAATATAAATTATTGAAGGAATTGCCAGTGCGAACACTTATTACAGGTCTTGACCCAGATGAAGCAGGATTTAAAGGAACTAATAAGCTGGTGAAAAGATTAAGCCCCCATAAATTAATATACAGGCTGGATTATCCACAGTGGATGATTGACAATAATAAAGACCTTAATGATTTAACATGGGAACAATTTGAGGCAATAAAAAAAGTATTATAAATTTTAGAAAATGGGTTGCACAATTCAATATATTATTATATAATATATATTGTAATAAGGGTAACTTAATATTATTGCCAACAAAGTAAAACCTTATACACACTTCTAAAAAATTTTTAAAAATGGGGGGTTCTTTTATGAACAACAATACTTTTTCAAATCTTAAAACACTTGCAAATCTTTATATTGGTTCAGACAATTTATCTGAGGTGGCTGAAGATTACCAACAGGATAAAAGCCCTGTAAAACTTGCTTATGTAGTTTGTAGATTGGAACATTACCTTAAGACCCAGACGAATAAATACTGGGGTTTAACTGATGAAGATAAGGAAAGTTTTATGCTGGAGGAAGTTGACAGAGCAATGTTGCATTATAACCCAGACAAGGGGGCAAAGGTGCAAACTTTAATCAGTATTTATGTAAATAATAGGTTAAGAACAGAGACACAACAACTTCAACACGACAAAAGAAGTGCCAACAATGCGGCTGATAGTTATGAGGAAATAATAGCAACCAAGGAAAATGATGAAGTTGAGTGCACACAATATCTGGATATTGAAATGAGCAGTTTGTTAAACAGTGCACAACTTACTGAATCAGAAATGGCTTGCTGTAAGATAATAATGCAGGAACCACATGCCTTAAAGAATACCGAGATTGCTGATATGTTAGGAATGACCAGTGCAGGGGTTGGATACTTGAAGAAAAGAATCGCTGTGAAGTTGGCTGGTGTTATTTAGGAGGTGGCAATATGAATGAAATAAAAGTATATGGTTCAACCACATGCCCTATCTGCAAGATGCTTAAAAAGTATCTTACCCAGAAGGGTATTAGCTTTATCGAAAAGAATATTGACCAAGATGAAGCGGCAAAAGATGATTTAATTAAAATGAATATATTATCAATTCCAGTAACGGTAAAGGGTAACACAGTTATTAAGGGATTTGATAAGGTAAGGATTGACAAGGAGTTGATACAAGATGCTTGATACAAATGGTTTGTTTGATAGTTATATGTTAAAACACGACTGGAGAATAAAACGAAATTCAAATGCCCCATACAGTTTCGGAGCAATGAATAAGTTTGTTATAGAAGAAAATTCGAAGAATTATTGGCTTACAAAGGTATATCCAGAAAGGATAAGAAAATTTCATGAAAGTGGTGACGGGCACATACACGACCTCGGTGGCTTAACAGTTTATTGCTGTGGTTATTCTCTACAAAAGGTTCTCATGATGGGAGTGCAGGGGATACCGAATATTCCGACAAGTGCCCCAGCAAGACATTTCGACGCTGTATTAAATCAGTTGGCAAACTTAACAACAATATTTCAAAATGAAATTATGGGTGCGGTTGCATTTAGTTCATTCGATACCTTGCTTGCTCCATTTATAAAGGCTGACCATTTAAGTTATAAGGAAGTAAAGCAAAGCATTCAGAATTATGTTTATAGTGTAAATAGTAATTCAAGGTCTGGGGCAGAGCCAGCATTTAGCAATTTAACCTTTGACCTATTTGTTCCAGATGATTTAAAAAATATGCCAGCAATAATCGGCGGTGAACCAGTAGATTTCACTTATGGTGAATGCCAGAAAGAAATTGATATGCTTAACAAGGCATTTTTCGAGGTCATGCTGGCTGGCGACCATAAGAAAAAGCCTTTCGCTTACCCAATACCAACTTACAGTATTATGAAGGGGTTTGACTGGGATAACCCAAATAATGATATGCTGTGGGAAATGACTGGTAAATATGGATATCCTTATTTTAGTAACTTCATGAACAGTGACATGAAACCTTCTGATTTAAGAAGTATGTGTTGCAGGATGAACCTTGATTTAAGACAATTAAGGAAAAGAAATGGCGGTTTGTTTGGTAGTGGCGACAGTACAGGCAGTATCGGAAATGTATCATTGAATCTTCCAAGGGCTGGATATTTAAACAGGGGTAAAACTGAAAAGGAACTATTTAGGCACATTGAAAATTTAATGAACATTGCAAAGGATAGCCTCGAAATAAAAAGGGAATGGCTGAATAAGCATTTACTGGGTACAGGTTTAATCCCAGCCTTTGACGCTTATGTTGGCACATTCGATAATCATTTTAGTACGATTGGGAATGTAGGGCTTAACGAAATGGCAATGAACTTCATGAATAAAAATATACTTGACCCAGATGGTGAAAAGTTATGTGAAGAAACATTGGATTTCATGAGGGAAAAACTAATAGATTTTCAACAGGAAACAGGCAACCTTTACAACCTTGAAGCAAGCCCAGCCGAAAGCACTTGTTACAGTTTGGCAATTAAGGATAAGAAATTGTTTGGGGACGATATATTTACACAGGGAAAAGGTGACCATGTTTATTATACAAATAGTTGCCATATACCAGTAAATCTCGTTCATACAATACAGCAAGTGCTCGACCATCAAAATAAATTACAAGTTAAGTACACAGGCGGCACAGTAGTTCATTTATTTATTGGTGGTGCAATAAATGGCGAGCAAGCGAAATCAATAGTAAGGACAGCATGTGAAAATTATGCTATACCTTATTTATCATTATCTCCTTTGATTTGTTATTGCCCGAACCATGGTGCATTAAATGAGGTGGTTGAAAAGTGCCCTGTATGTGGTGCAAAGACAAGTTATATGCAGAAAATAACTGGCTATATCAGAGATGTTGCAAACTATAACAACGGTAAAAGTGGAGAATTTAATGATAGAAATCAGTTATTAAAGTAGAGGTGATATTATGAAAATTAAAGGTATAACACATGAACGAACAGAAGATGCCCCATTTATAGGGGCTCTCATTATTGCAAATGATTGTCATAATAATTGTAAAGGTTGCTTTAATCAGCATTTAAGGAAGTTGCCAGCAATAGAAATGACAGCCAGTGAAATTATAGCGGCAGTGTTAAGGGACAAGTTTAACAAGGGGGTAATCCTTGCAGGACTGGAATGGACAGAACAGCCAGATGATTTAAAGGCATTATATCATGAAGCCCTTAATCATGGATTGCAAGTGATTATTTTTACTAATAAAATGGAAGAACAGTTTGCGGCACAGTTTGGTGATATAATGCACGATTGTTATATTAAGTTCGGTGCATATGATGAAACACAGAAAACTGATTGTAATATACAGTATGGGATTAAGTTGGCAACCAGTAATCAGCAGATTAAAAAATTTTAGGCTTGCACTTTAATATCTTGCCGAAGAAAATATATATTTAATGTAAGGCAAATAAGTAAAGGAAAGGGGGTATAAAATGGGGGCACTGATTAAAAATATAAGAACCTTAATTGCTATTATAACAGGTAAGGCGACAGTTATCACAATGAAAGACGGGGATAATAAGGAAGTGCTTATATACCCCAGCAAGTTTAAAAAAGGTGACCTTGAAAAGGTTGCAACCTTGTTTTTTAGAGAGGTTTATAACCTTTCTTAAAATAAACTTATAAAAAATAAACTTATAAAGGAGAGATTTTATTATGGGAAAAATTAGTGCTAATACTGCAATGGAAGAATACAAGGGTGGAAGTAATGAGTTCTTTACCCTTAAGGACGACGGTGATACTGAAGTTGTAAGATTTTTATATGACAACGAAGATGACCTCGATATTTATGCAGTGCATGAAGTTGAAATTGGTGGAAAGAAGAGATATGTTGAGTGCTTAAGAACAGCAGATTGCCCTCTTTGTGTAGCTGGCAATAGAGCGAAAGCAAGAATGTTTCTTCAGATGTTTGTACCTAAAACGAGCAAGGTGTGCACATGGGAAAGAGGAAACAAGTTTATCCCGATTATTTTAGGCTTGTTTAATAAATATGGTGCATTGGTAAACAGGGAATTTGAAATCGAAAGACATGGTAAAAAGGGTGATACACAAACACAATATCAACTTTATGCTATGGATAAAGATGACCAGACACTTGAAGATTTTCCAGATAAGCAAGACCTTGAGGATGGTTTAATTTTAGTTAAATCAGCCGAAGAAATGAAAGCGATGATTAATGGCACTTATACAGAAGAAAATGATGCCCCACAGGGTAACAACCAGCAGGGCGGCAACCATCACACAACAAGAAGGAGAAGAGAACCTGTAAATGGCTCGGATGTATTTTAAAATATTTTAGGAAGAGGCACTTTAAGAAGTGCCTCTTTTTAATATATATTTAATGTAAGGGGGGTTGCTGTAATGGCACAAAACACATTATTTAAAATGCCAAGCCGACCAACTGGTAGAGCCGCCGATAAAAAGGCAGTAGGTAGAACCAAGAGTCGTATCAATACAGGTAACATTATAACCATTAAAGGCGGCGGCAGGGGCGGCGGCAATAATATAATCTTGAAAATTAAAGCAATTACTGAACTTGTAAACAGGGAACTTGGTGCAGAAAAAGAAAAATACCAGCTTATAATGGATGAGGGTGAATTTAGGCGATATATGGCACATGCTCGAAAAAATGGTGTGCTGGGGCTGGATACTGAAACCGATGGATTAAATTGGATAGATGACCAGATTGCAGGGGCTTGTATTTATACCCCAGATGAAAAGCCAGCTTATGTTCCTATAAACCATATTAATTATATTACTGGTGCAAAGGTTAAGGGACAAATCCCGAAGGAAGTTGTTGCTGAAGAATTAAGGAATTTACAGGATGTAAAAGTTTATTATCACAATGCAAAGTTCGATATTGAAGAATGTTACTGGCAATTAGGGGTCGAGGGTTTAATACCTTACTGGGATACAATGTTAGGCGGTTTCTTGCTTAACGAAAACGAACCTCATAACTTGAAGTATCTATATGAAAAGTATGTTGTAAATAGTGGCAAAAGTGCCAATGAACTGGCAACATATGAAAAGTTATTTGAGGGGATGCCATTTACAAGGATACCGCTTGAGGTTGCTTACCTGTATGCGGCAAAAGACCCATATATGACTTATGTATTAGGTAAATTTCAAGAACAATTTCTGGACAGTGCCAGCCCTGTATATAAGGGCGAGAAATATGATGGTTTGGCTTATGTCTTTAGAAATATAGAGATGCCATTAATACCAGCAGTGGCAAACATGGAAAGTAATGGGGTTAAAATAGATGAAGATTATGCAGAGGAATTATCTGTAAAATATAATAAGTTGCTTGACAAAGCACAATCCCATATTAATGATGAATATGCAAGGCTTGAGCCACAACTTAAGACATTTAAAAAGAAGAACCCGAAAGGATATGCTTCACTGGAAAACCCTATTAATGTAAATAGCCCGAAACAGTTGGCAATTTTATTATATGATGTGCTGGGGTTAAAAAGCCCAGACAAAGATAAACCAAGGGGCACAGGTGAAGAGATTATTGAGACTTTCAAGTTACCTATTACAAAGGCAATACTTGAATATCGAGGTATCTTTAAACTTTTAAGCACTTATATTGAAAAGTTGCCAGCAGTTGTAAATCAAAAGACAGGAAAGGTTCATGGTAGTTTTAATCAATATGGTGCGGCAACTGGTAGATTTTCAAGTAGTGACCCGAACCTACAAAATATCCCGAGTCATAATAAGGATATACGAAAAATGTTTGTTGCTGAAAATGGCTGGGTATTAATAGGCGGTGACTATAGCCAGCAGGAACCTCGATGCCTTGCACATTTTAGCGGTGATGAAAATTTAATTAAGGCATACAATGACGGGAAAGATATTTATGCAACAATAGCGAGCATGGTTTATAAGTTACCTTATGAAGATTGTTTGGAGTTTTTCCCAGACGGTACAACGAACCCAGAAGGTAAAAAACGAAGAGGAAATATTAAGGGTGTTGTATTAGGAATTATGTATGGCAGGGGTGCGGCAAGTATTGCATCAGAGTTGAACATTAGTAAAAAGGAAGCACAAAGTATTATTGATGAATTCTTTACAATGTTTCCAAAAGTTAAAGCCTTCGTCGAACAATCAATTACAATGGCAAAGGAATTCGGTTATGTTACGACAATTTATGGCAGAAAAAGAAGATTGCCAGATATACAGTTACCAAAATATGAATTCAATTATATCAACAATGTGGCAACATTTAATCCATTCTTTGACGATGACGGCATAACTGAAGTAAATACAGAAGTGCCCGAATATTTAGTGCAAAGTTATTCAGCATTATTGAACAAC